ACGAAAGGTAATTTTTGAATAGGATTACTAATATCGGCAACAACCCGATTATCAGTAGCTATAATACTGCCTTTATCATCAGTAGTGAAATGAAAGTGAGGAGACCACCACACGAATGACGGGCTTTGTGCGTCTTCCTTGTCAGTAGGATGATCTGCTATGGGATCATCTACGCCGTCTCCATGCCTTTGCTTTTGACCAAGATGAGTTTGATTTCTAGTCCTACCCTCAAACTTAGCATTAGATGATGAGCGTTGAAGAGGCTTATCTGGATTGTAATTTGAAAGTATAACAACTAACGGCTCTTCTGGGTCATGAGGGTTTTGCAGTACATCATAGAAATAAGGTGCAAGTATCCTCAGTGTTAAATCAAACTTGAATGTTTCGTTATCTTGTAAGACAGGTACAGGCTTAACGTAGACCATGGTGTTTCTAAACGTCTTAAGATATCGATTGGTCTTTTTCATCTTAGAATTCATTTTAAGGTGCTCTGATAAGCTCTCTAGAACCTTGGTATCAGACGCCTTAGTAAGAGATCGTTTAACCCCATTGGAATACACCCTGGCTAGCTTATCCACAGCTTTACGCGCAAAGGAAAGATTAGTGATAGCAAAGTTCATGTCTTGAACAGTTTCATTTGTAAAGTTTGCTCTTAAGAGATTTCTGACATGGTGGTCTGTAAGATCTTTGATTACTTCAAAACGTTTAAACATTTCATTTTTACGTTCACGATTATCTTTATCAATAATAGATTCAATGACTTTTTTTCTTACGCCTGGATCTAAAATATCTTTTTCTGAGGAAATTTTCATAAATTATAGACCTTTTATATTAATCGTATCCTTTATTTATCTTAATCGTATCATTCCTGAACGTTTATGGTCACCCGATTCAGGAATTATTAATTCAACCATATAATCAACCCCGTCACTAAAGTGAGTCAACTGTTTATCATTTTTCATTTTCTCAAATGTTGCTATGTCTTGTGCAACTGCTTCGAAATCACGCTTAACTCCAGGTGCAGTTTTAGGATTTATGACTATGAGCGCCTTATCTAAAAGATTGTTTGTAGCGAGTTGGCGCTTTCTAAATAGCGGAGCTTTACTTCTAAATCTTACTTTGTAACGTTCTTCTTCAATTATTCTAATATCAGATCTAGCGTTTCTAGCAGCAGTGTTACGAGCTTTCCCTGCGGGGTCAGGGTAGATAATGCAGTTCGTTGGATTGATGTTTCTAGCTTTTAAAGCCTCAATCATCTTGTACGTATCAGCGCCCTGACCTCCTTTAAGTTCAATTTCTCCAAAGCATAAGAACTTATGTTGCTGGAAACCTCTTCTATCTAATTGTGCATAGCGTTTATTACCAAGAGGGATGACATGCCATAAAGATGCACACATTGGATCAACGTTGAAATCAAGCGCTACGTGCACGATCTTATCTGGGTCTCGGGTGATACTCTCATCATCGTTCTTTATTGGATCGTAGGCATAGTAGAAGCGGTTAGAGATCATGTTAACGAACAGTCCCTTAAGGTACGCGTCCAACATAATTGAATCATATGAGTCTTCTAATGACGGGATGTAATCTTCATTTAAATTCATTGCATTATCACGCGTGTCGCCATAAATGAGTTTAGATCTTCTCATGGGATCTGCGATGAACTTTTCATAGAGCCAATGTGTGGTTCCTTCAGGAGTACCTGAGGATACTATTTGAGGATAAGGAGTGTTCTTAATTCTAACTCTTCCAACCACATCTTTGTAACGATCATGAGATATAAGAGTGACTTCATTAAGTAAAGCAAACCCCCAGTTAGGACCTCTAATCTTTTTCTCAGCTGATATTATATAGATCTTCCCTTTAGACCATCCAAACCTAAACCACTTATCAGTCTTGTGATATTTATACCTGATCTTATTATCTTCTAGAATCTCTTCAAATAGAGGTTCTATGTCTTTCTTGTAATCAGCGTGAGAGGGACATACTAGCCCACCAGGGATATCTTTATTAAGATAGGATAGCTGTAAGCCCTTCATTAAAAGACCGTATGATTTACCTCCTCCAAAGCCACAAGACAAATGTAAGAACTTAGTAGTTAAATCATCTTGTAAGACTCTTTGATGTTTATTCTTTTTATAAAGAACTCTTGCTACGCTCATTCAATGAATTCAATCCTTATTTGTTTATCTTCAATTGCTTCAGGATTGTCTTGCCAACCGAACATATTCTTCATTAAGAAGCAGTAAGCAGCGGTATTAAAGCCTGGTATTTTCCCAAGTGATGCTTTCATACCTGCCTCTTCCCATATCACCATACAATGCATCCTAGCCATTTTATATGCATCGGAATATTCAGAATGTACTTTCATCCATTCATAAGAAGTATCGAAGTGAATATCTATACTTGCACAGAATGACATATGACTTTTACCGCCTTTCATATGTTCGATTATCATCTCGCAATATTGAGGTAGATATTTGGTCGGTTTTCCTACAGGTCTAGTTGTCTTTTGTTTTTTTTGGGCCATAGTATTGTACCCTTTTTATCTCGTATACTTGTTGTGCGTGTTCATCAAGCAGTCTTAGAACATCACCACAAAAGTAGCGGTTATAAGTAGCGACTAAGTCATCAAACCCTACGACTATAACTCTTCCCATAGAATCGATTCGAGCAGGAGTATCGTAATCAGACTTCAATGAGCCCATCATAGACTCCTGAGTCAGCGACTTCTTCGAACTTTTCTGCGTATTTCTTTTTGCGATGTTCTTGGGTTTCGATTTCACGTCTTTTGCCATCTGAATAGAGTCTTTCCTCAGCTTTCTTCTTAACTCCAGTTACGAATAAAGCACTTAGATCATGCACAATGGTTTTAACCATGATGCGGTTCACATTAATTCCTTTTTTTCTAAGCTCTACAACTTCTCGTTTCACTTGAAATAGAAATTTTGGGCATCTCTCATGGTCTAATAGTGTGCGTCTTAGTTCACTTTCCATAGGAGTGAGCTTAACGTATTCTTTGAAGTCATCTAAGATCTGCTGACCCAGATTAAACATCAGCCATTCCGTGTTTACGATTAATACGGTTTGGTTGCTCAGGCCACGGTATATTTCCTCTTAGTCTAGATTCCATCTCAGCCATAACCTGTGCAGTGCCTTTATGAACTTGGCCAGGAACTATTTTATCGGATCTTAGATAAGTGACTTTATGCGTATGGCTATCACCAGGCATAGGGTCTAATCTTTTTTGGACTACACCGTTTTTAGCATACTTAACTTCCTTGCAAGCAGGACCACATAGCAATTCAGGCGCTTTATTGGGTCCTTTATCGACTAATGTAATCTCATGGGTATGCCCACCTACTGCAGCGCATTTATTCAGCTTCTTCCCTTGAGAATTAATGGTGTGATAGATATGAGAATGTGCGAACTGTTCCCAAACAGGAACATTATTATAGCTCACGTCCTTACGCATCATTTCAACTTCTAATTTATAACAGTCATGATCTAATATCTGATTATTTTTGTATACACGCTCAAAACCACCATCTGCTTTTGCTTCAAGTGGATCGGCTTGTACTGCTAGATCCTCTGAAGCTGCTGTTGTGACTCCACTGTTCAACTCCGTCCTTGAGTTTGGTAATTTATCATCTTCACTACCTAATGAGTTCACATCTTCTTTTAGCTCCTCAACAGGCTTGGTTTGCGCATTAATTTTCTTTGATTTCTTTTGATTAGACATATCCCCCCCAATCAGGTTTTATATAATTATACATAATTATCTAGAGGAGAACGGAGAAAGTTTGAACCCCTCTAGATAATCCTACTACAACTATGAATTCAGTTTGATCGCAACTAAGATTTCACGTCAAGACTTTTTAGACATCTTTTTTTTACTAAACTTACTTGTGAAGCTCTTTTTTTGTTTTTTAGCTGGCTTTGGAGCTTCCGCTTGCTTTCTAGGGACTCTTAATTTACCTAAATAAACTTTTCTAAACACTTTTGTAGCCATTGCGGTGCTATCACCTAAATAGAATGTATAATCATCTAATTTTACTTTATGTTCGCCTTCTAAAGATTGAGTATGAATTAAATTACCCGCTTTAAGATCAACTTTCTTTAATAACATTTCGTATCCTTCCAATTTACATATTGTAAACATCTGATTTAATGCATACATGACATAACCGCTTAAATCTATTCCTAGTTTTTATAACTCGATTGCACCCATCACCCAGACATTGTCTTTCCAGCATGGGCTGAGGTTTAGGCTTAAAAGTACGTTCTTTTTTATGTATGGGTACCTCATCTTTATGGATGGCTTTGAAAAGACCACAACGAACGCATTCCCAATCTTCGGTGCGTGTATCTTTGATGCAAAAATCACAGAAAGTCTTCCCAGTGCTCATTAAGAACGAGTGTACTCAATTACGAGATTTATGCTGCTTTTTATTTTCTTAAGTATTTAATTAGACACGCTGTGACTAAAACATAGAGGTTTATAATTGCTAGAGTATTAAGAATTTCCGAAGTAATGAACATTTTTAATTCAGCCATATTATAAATCTACCATATTTTTACATATAATTTGTATACATGAGATGGCTATTGATATCTGATTTGCAGATTCCATATGAACACCCATATGCACTGATCTTTTGTCAGAAGTTAGTAAAGCACTTTAAAATTCCAAAAGAGAACATTTTAAACTTGGGTGATGAAACGGATCAATATTGGGGTTCACTTTATAAGAAGTCTATTAATGCGAGTCATACAGCTCAGCAGGAATTAGATGATTCTATTCGTTTGCTTAAAGACTGGTACAAAGCTTTTCCTCATATGAAGCTATGTGAGTCTAACCACGGTATTCGTTGGAAAAGAAAAGTCTTAGACGCTGATATTCCTGAACAGATGATGCGTGATTATAAGCACGTCATTCAAGCCCCTCAAGGATGGCATTGGGCGAAGTACTGGAAGATTAAATCCAAGTTTCCATTCATGATTGAACACGGCGATGATTGGGGAGGGCAAACTCCTCACATACAAGCTGCAATTCATAATGGGATATCTACAGCAATAGGACATCACCATTCAAGAGCAGGCATTCATTTTATTAAAACCTCACAACAATCTTTATGGGGAGCGGTGGGTGGATGTTTAATTGATTTCGAGGCTTATGCATTTGATTACGCTAGAAAGAGTAAATTTAAACCTTGTATCGGTACACTTGTTGTAGTGGATGATGGTGCTAGATGCATGTTCATACCAATAGAGTCGTTCTTATGAAAAGATTAAGAATCGTAGAAATAAGATGGATGGATACAGTATGTTTAACTGACTGGCGTGATGTAGAAGCTGTTAAAGAGCATGAGATTCCAATTATAAAAAGCGTGGGTTACTTAGTAAAAAAAACAAATACTCATATTGTTATTTGCATGGGTTTAGATATTAAACATGAAGAGACTACTGAAGTTCTTTTAATTCCAAATGGTATGATAATTAAAACTAAATTTCTAACTTAGTTCTTCTACAAACCAAACAGAGGTATGTCCACGCTTTTTACACCAGTCACGATATCCTGGATCATCCATCTTAGGATCATCTATACAAGTCTTACAAAGCTTAATTCTTCTAAGTTCCTTAAAATCAGGCAAGTTAAATTTATGCATTTCCTCTTGTAGCATCCCTAATTTAGCATCTAAATCGCTTGCTGTTTTTTGTAATTCTAATAACTGTTCTAACGTGGCTGTTTTCTTATCCATATCAGATGAGCTATTACATTTTAATTCGCAAGTCTATGCTTTTATTTCCTAAGCTCGTAGTAATTAGGAGTTCTATGACACCATTTATGCCTAGTTTTGTAAGGTTTCCTATGATGATGCGAATCCTTACCCCCCATCCTAACCGTGATCGATTAAGATGAGGATATTGGATTGAATTTAGGTGATTCTTTCAAATAAACCAAAGCTTTAATCTCTTTTAAATCAATGACTAATTCGCTATGTATTTCTAGAGCTTTGGACATGTTATAAGTCCCGAGAGCTTGCCCTAAATACATATAGTCGTGACTAAGCTTTTCTAAGTACTGGGTAATTTCTATGTCTTTCAAAGTATCACCTATACTTACTATTTTAAGTTATCTAACACCATGAGTCAATATAATTATGTAAATGGCAGCTTATTAGATTCTCTTCTAAGTTATTAAAATAATTAAGTTTAAATTCCCCTAATGGGGATATTTGATACTTGAATATATAGATGCGGCTTGACATGGTAGGCCGGATTTTCTATGACCTGAGTATTCTTAGACTGTGGGGGGCATATGGCAAAGATCATTAGAGTGGTATCAATAAGTGCGCTGATTTGTTTTAGTTTTTCTTGTAAAGACAAAGTTATTACTTATGATTTAAAGCTTCTAAATAAGAAGCTGCGATGTATGAATAAAACGGTTATTAGTAACCCATGGCTGAGTTTTAATCAGGCTAATAAAAAGATCAATAGGTGCGTAAATGGGCATTGAAGAAGATTATAAAACGTTTCACAACGAATACGGATTATGTAGTGATAGAAGTGAAAATGGAAAAGGTGCTGTTACAGGAAATGACTTATTTTGGACTGGTTTTGAGATGAGTGTTAAACGAGATAATCTATCTTTTCTTGATATGTTTGCAGAAGGTAAGCGAGCATTAAGAGTACTTAAAAAGTATGAATTCTTACCCGGCTTATGGAGAAGAGCTCCTAGTAAAGTGGATGATATGCAAACCCATGACGATTATTACGGTATAGGAATGATATCTTCGGTTTTAGATTTTACAATCGCGCGCAGATGGTTAGATTTCGGGTATATGTCAAAGCACACTTTCTTAGGTTTTATTACACTCAGGTATGTGCTTAATAACGTGAATCCTGGTAAATGGCATAAGAAAGCCTGGATGGGAAGATTCCCGCATCTTATAGCTCACATGAAACTAGCTAATACAGGAGACATCGACGTAATACCAAATAAATTAGAGTGCTCTGCATGGACTGTGTCTATGGTTCTATCGCTTATATCAATTAAGCTCGCTAAGCCGGGTAAGAATATTGAAGCGTCTACGCATGCATGGGCAAGGTACTGGGTGGCTGAGAAATCTGGTATTTCATATTATGAGTACTGTGCAGTGATATGGCATAAAGTGTTCTTGCGGATTAAGCCTGAAGGAATAGGTGGCGTGCTAGCATCATGGGGACCTCACTGGAAAGTGCATCCACATGCTAAATACTTAAAAGGTAAATAATGACTGAAATTTTATTTAAAATTCATGCACTAATGGTTAAAGGATAAGTAAGTAACCTTAAATATGGATAATTATATTAAAGGTTAACCGCATAAGTATACAATCCGAAGGGAGCGTTAAATGAGAAAAACCATATTTAAAGTAGTTTGCATATTATCCATCATTCTACTTTGGGTGTTATTTATAACCATAATTTATCACACGGTACCCATTCTTATACCCGTATTTGTAGTTATATTAATTTTCATCTCTCTAGTTCTGTTAGGAGATTTAGAGAAAGTATTGAATGATCCAAGGTATTGGTAGGAATAATTGACTCATATGAATAGAAGAAACTTTTTAAAAACAATAGCACCGGCATTCCTAGCGCTAGGACTTGGTATTAAATCTTTAGGCCAGTTAAATTCTGGTATTAAAGAAGATCCAGTAAGCGCTATAAGTTATGATGGTGACTCGATGACAATTAATAAAGAAGGTACATACGAAGTTTCGTATATGGATGGTTATGGATCAACAAATAATCAAATCCGAAGATTCGAACTCAAGCCAGGTGACGTGGTTAAACCCCATTCGTCTTATTTTCAATAATAGCATCTACAATAGATTTTTCATCCATACGAGTTATCTTAATACATTTAGGTGCAGTAATAACTAAGCAATGCTGTTTCCCTTTCCCACTAGCAGCACAGGTTTGGATATAGATATCATCTCCTATTTTGATACCTTGATTATTTCTAAGGTTGACTACTAGAGGCATTAGTATTCTTCTTTTAAGAAAATAATTTCATATTTTGCTAGATCTTTTAAAAGATCATCTGCTTCTTCTAATCCACCATTTTTTAATCCTCTTAAAAAAGCCGTATGGTTAGTATTACGACTATAAATCTTAGTGTTAATAGGATTACCAAATTCAGATCTTAACGCCCATTTTAATCTATTTGATAAACTACCAGATGACCGTTGTACAGGCCCCCATGTTAGATTTGAACTCATCTAATCCCTAGCCTTACCACAGAATGGACATGCGCCAGTGTTACGATACACCGCCTGCCATTGATTCTTAATTTGTCTATCCACGTGCATCTTCAGTTTCTCAAGAGCTTTTATATTCTTAGTATTTACACTGAGTCCTAGATTCTCAAGAGAAGCTCTATCTCTTGGATCAACATCTAGATTATTATTCATATCTACTTTTTTCTTCTTAGCCATTGTTTCCTCCTAGTTAAACCCATCCATCTTCAGTATGAAACTGCCCATCACGATAATAGTAATTACAACATTGTCTAAACGGATTATCTTGATAATTGTACCCGATTCCTTCAAAATAATGCGGCCATATCTGCATACCTTTAACAAGATCTTCCATTACTTTTAATAGATGCTTACCACATTCAGGACATGTAATAATGGTTCCTTTTTTTAACACTGTAGTCACCAAGCCTGAGACATATCGCCCATAAAGTTCATTTGATTTTGATCTTGTATTACGGTCAACTTCTTAGCAAGCAAGTAATGTTTTGACGCCATTGCTTCATCTTCATCCACGCAGTCCGCACTTGTATAAGCCCCGTGTACGGCTACAAAATCCCCAGCATGAAGACTTTGAGCACACTCACCGTAAGCCCTTACTTCATGCCAGATCGGGTCGTCACACGCATCCAGCGTCCTTAGAATGAACACTACATACGGTATCCGATCATTACTTTGTTGTAAGGCGCTGTCATGACTCACCCACCCCTTTAATAAACAATCATTCACGCTTACCATCTATCCTCCTGATCATTTGTTTAACTCTCTTTATTAAAGTTTTATCAACCGTTCTTCTGGGTTTCACTCCGCAAACTCCCAAGTAATATCCTGTAGATTCATAACTCGACGTTTCCCGTCTACGGGTGCCCACAAGTGCATACAGTAGCTGTGTACATTAACGTGGTCACTCTTCTTTGTGATGACCTGATAGGCCTCTACGTCTTCTCCTAAGAAGTCATTCTTCACTTTGTTGAGCTCACTCCAGGATGGAAGTCGATCACACCTTGATACACTGATGTGATGCCATTGGTCACTCATATCTTCTTTGTCTCCAATTGATCTGGAATAGATCACTGTTAGCGGTATTAACTTATGATGCCAAGCGTTCATGTGTTTTGGATTTGGAGCGGGAATAGTGAACCAGCTATTATTCTTTGGTTTCATCTAACTCCTCTACATACCAAACTGTGGAGTGGTTTCTATTATTACAATGATTAGAGCTATAACCGACATCAAACATATAGTCGTTATTAACGCATTCCTTGCATAACTTAATCCGCTTAGGCTCCCTCTTTTTAAGAAGCCGGCATTGTTTGAAATGGTAACTTGGGATTTGAGGAACAGTATGCTCAGTCAATTCAACTTCAACACGAGTTGAGTTGATATTTTTAACCCACCTGACAAATTCCAGTGACTGGCTATAAACCATAACCTTATCCCCAACCTTAAAATTATTTTCATTGAACGCTTCTTGTTCAGTCCATTCACCCATTTTCTGGCTCCCCTGGAAAATTTAAGCACGCGTAATCTTTAAATAGCCGTATTGCGAACTTATCGTAATGCATAGCTGCCTGTATCTCGTTAGCGAACGAACCACAAATTAAGGTTTCACCCTCATGTGTAATTGAAACGGTCCACATCCCGTTGTTTTTGTTATATGAGATACCTTTATAACTAGACGTCTTTTTATAGCGCACTCGTCTGTTTTGTTGATTTTGTGCTCGAGTAACAATTCTTAAATTAGACCGCCTATTGTCAAGACCGTCCCCATTAATGTGATCTACAAATAAACCTTTAGGTGGTTTTAAAAGAAATCCATGTAATGTTATTCTACGTCTTACATTATTTCTTTGTTCTGTCCTAACCGCATAGTAAGTCCCATAAGCTGTGGCTGCTTGCCACTTTCTTTTTAAGACCAATAGATAGTCGCTGGAGCTGACGACTGTTGTTAACCCACGAGTGAGCTTAATTAATTTCTCATTCGTCTCAAATGCTTTTTGTTCTATCCATTCACTCATTTTTCATCCTTGTACTCATCCCAGATCTGTTTTAATTTACTCGATCCCCATAACCGTTTTAATCTCTCGAAGTCTTTTTTATTACCAGTTTTTTTTAATTCTTCAATCACTTTTATGACATGTTCTTTTAAAGTGACGCAGTCTTCTGTATCAGGCGGTTTCTTGTATAAAATAATACTGCTGGGTTTAGGATCAGTCATTTAATCCCCTTGGTTAATCCCTATTTTATTTAAAGCAGCTCTTGCTCTACCACCTCCTTCTTTAGATACCCAGCTTGATAGTTCACATTCTGAGTCACACCCAATTCCTGCATAGGCATAGAATCTAAGAGCCTCAATCAAAGGCGTAAGTTCGGCGTAACAAGCATTAAAACCTTGCTGGTAAGCCTGCCGAGGAGATGTGACCCTCTTACTGAATCCCTGTAATTTACATATAACTTTCTGTTCATTAATGTAAGATAGTACTAATTCATCTCTTTTTTTTTCTAGTTTCTCATTCATCTTTATCCTTCGTCTTTGAAACGTATATTCCACCTCTTCAAATTCAGGACAGTGTTCACATATAAAGCCACAACGAGGGTGCTTGTAAAATATATCTCCATCCACCATCACCCATCACCCACTTACACCTCTGACACTTAACATCCGTATCAGTTACATTAGTTTCATCCATCTATCCGGTCTCCTAGTTACGCTGCGCCGTCTCCATTGATAAAGTTCTGAAGCATATTACCCATAATATCTCTAGGAGAGACGTTAGCTTCGAGGGCTAGCTTTTTATATTCTTCATAGATTTCTTTATCAACCTTCACTTTTACTGAGATACGTGTTTTTTCTTTTTCCATAATCACTCCTGTTATTTATTTGTAACTAGTTTTTCTCTTACCTGTTCAAGACTAATAGGAATACCGTTTAGCATTTCTACGCACACGTTTAAATACCTTTTATCGTTGATCACGGTGTGATGAGTATGTCCGTGGATATTAGGTAAGCCTCTTAGGCTATCGGGATGAATAGGGGCGTGGCTTAACCACATTTGTTTATATTTATGGAGTCCTAGGATATTCTCAAAGACCTCTAAGTAGCTTGATGTTTTTAGTTGGTCATGGTTTCCTCTGACGAGTATCTTTCTACCAGGTAAGGAATTTAAGAAAGTCAGGCTGGAGTTATTGAAGGCAACATCCCCAAGACAATACACAACATCTCTTTTACTGGATTTTACCACGGAGCACCACTGTTCACATAGCCAATGATCATGTGGGGTAGAGTCGGTATGCTCGTGGTCAAAAACTCTGTTGTTACCTTCTAACCGCATTTTACGATGTCCAAAATGTAGATCTGATATGAAGAACGTGCTCATGACCAGTTAATCTCTTCTTCTGTAACCGTTAAGTAGGTCTTAGCCAACCCTTGCCCTTCTTTTGCTTTATCTTCTTCTTCTTCCATAGCTTTAGCTTTATCTTTATCTTCTTCTTTATCTTCTTCTTTATCTTCTTCTTCTTCTTTATCCCCTGCGCAGGTCCTGGTCAGGGGCTCATGGAGGGGCTGGTAAAGGCCTTCTTTTTTTAAACGAATGATCACTGATTTATGACAATTATTGTTAGGATTGAGTTTTCCATATTGGAACCTAACAAAGTCAACTACTAGATACTTAGAACTGTCGGATATTTTAAATAACCTGTGATCAAAAAAGTCATTGCAATCCTCTGCACTTACCGCTTCTCCTAGTTGGAATGACATTAAACCAAAATCACCTTGCCAGATCCCCGCATGATCACATCTATCCAGGATATAAAACCAGGCACACTTCATCCTCATCGGTAGTTCTCTGAACCACGTACTATCCCACTTATTCGTGTCAGTGAATCTCTTCGCCATTAACACTCCCCCGATAGTTTTTATTTTTAATTATGTATGGATTTGTTACGACGGACATGTCATAAGGAATTCATACTCTATGTTTTAATTTTAAATACCGCTTTGATCCTCACCAGTCAAGGCGGTATTTATCATTTACACCTAGGTCTTCTACTCATTCCACAGCTTTTACTGCTTTCAACGCTGCCAGGCATATTGCTTCGGGGGCTGTGTCTCCGCCAGCGTCTAATCCAAAAGCATCAAACTTACATAACCAGTCGCCTTTAAGTGACCCATCTAGGTGTAATGGCTTGTCTTTCATTCTCTCCACAACCTCCCAAGCAGCTTCGATTGAGGTGGAGTAATTTGGGATTTTAGCATCAGGATATCTTCGCTCATGGCCTTGACCCAACTCGGTGCAATTATCAGAAATTTTACAGCCCATCACCTTCTCAGCAATAAGCGTATCCTTCTCCCTGTCAGGTAATGCTAGGTATTCTGACTCAGTCATCTTTACTCCTAAATGATTCATATAATTTACCGATGTGGAAGCTGTAAGCCATAGAGATTAACCAACTCCACTCTTTCTCTTCGATGCCCAGCTTTTTAAACTGCTCTATGCACGCCTTACGGCTTCTAGGAGGAGGTAACTGACCTCTTTCTAGCTTAGAGTAATTCCCTGGCTCGTAATTAGCTATACGGCACTGTTCTCTCAGAGTTAATGACTTCTTTAAACGAAGGTATTTCAGTTGTCCTCCGTATGAGTAGTCTCGCAATATGTCACTCACTCCACCGCTCCTTCAGCTTTCCCCTCCAGAATACGATTGATTTTTTTTATTAACAACTCAGCTCGTATTGCGGGACACCCTAGTGAACAGCTCGCAGTGTTACAATGAGGGCCACAATCAACATTCTTTAATCCTTCAATTGCTAACTCAAGAGCTTTTGTTTCCCTTGACCAGCGGCTGCGGGATCCCTCAGCATATCCATCCCATATTGCACAGGCCATACATGCTACTCCAGTATCTAAAATACATGTATGTTTACCTTCAATTGAGGCCACAGCATCCTGAATCCGTTTGGATTCTTCTAGTATTTTATTCATCGAGTTCTCCTAGGGCTTTGAGGGCATTCGCTAAATGAGGAGTATAATAGTACTCAACTGCTTTTTTAGCCGCCTCAACCAAACCCTTATACTCCTCGGCTTGGGCTTTTATGGCGTGTTCAAAGCCTAAGTTGTACATCTGTTCCCAATCCTGGCGTCGCCTAGCCTTAGCAGTTCCCTTGCCCCAAGAATCTGCTAACCATTTATCTCTTAGATCATCCCTAATCGCTTCAAGTTTCTTGTTCATCTTGTCTCCATGTAATATTAATGCTCGTCTTTTGCAGTCTCTAATCCAGTTATATAAACTTTCTTCTCACTAAGGGTTCCTATAGCATGACCTAAAAACATTCCGAGCATCTCGTGCTTAGTCTTTTCGTCTTTATCTTTAATAGCTCTTGAGAATCTTTCCCGGATATCTTTTGGAGTTTTCACATCTTTATTGCAGCATGAGAAATCTGGGCAACAAGTATCATTTATATGATCGTGGACAGAATTTCCATTAACCCATTGTTTTAATTGATTGTTCATTATCCTATCTCCTTAATTGAGCCATATTGAGCAATGTTTTACATGTTTATGTGGCTCAATTACATGTAACTTTATAAAAGTTACCCTCATTTAGCCGCTATAAAAAGCATCAGCCTCTTTTTTAAGTAGTAAGTAATTATTACTGGGACTCTTACCATCAGATTGAGCTTTTCTCTCAAGCCAATCGAGATAGCTGTAGACCTCATCGGATTCTAAACTTTCAAGAGCACGGCCTTTAAACTTACCAAACGGTACAACATAAATCGGCGCGTTAGCAGGATCATCATAGTGAGGCTTATGCGTACCATTCGTCTGAGTGGGTTCGTTGTACAGCGGGGCATCTTGAGGCTCTGACACCGCGTTATTGTACTGTACCTTAGTTACACCTAGAGGGTAATCACTAGGTTGTGACTTAGATACTAGCTTCCCATCTGTGTCCTCATCAGGACAGATATTAAGTAACCCACATAGTAAGTACCGCCGGTAGTATGTGAACACCGACCCCTTATCTTGAGGTTTATCAGTCTTTGGGAGAGTCATTGAGCTATTAAACGTTTGCTCTGACTCTAAATGGATTAGCTGCACAGTTAGAACGTCATTCAAGCCAACCACGTCGATTTTTTGATTCACACTCTCAACCACCTCTATCCCCTCAGCCCTTAAGTGAGGAACCACTGCTTTTAGAATACTAGGGTACGTCGCGTACTTATAATTATAGGCCTGGGTGTCACGTTTAATCTCTGGGATCTTTACTCTTGCCCTTGATAGGGCTTTCAGTAGTGCTTTCATATTATTCTCCTGTTTTTTGTAGACTTCTACACGCAAGTGTTGTCCATTGCAACAGGCGAAGCGGTGTGGGGAGCTGTTTACCGCAATCCTCTATGGGCCAAGAGCGGGAACTGGAGACACACAACCGACTTTTAGTATGCAGTAACGTTAAGTCCCGTGGTATAAGCAGCCAGTCTGGTCACCCTAAACAGACAATAATAAAATAAGGGAATGTCGGAGGATGTTAGCAGGAGTAGCGCCCTGCCTTCGCCGAATTTTAGTATTTACAAAGTCATCTAAATTGTATTTATGGGAACTGCAAAGAAGGTGGGATAGTTCCCATATAGGATTTTGCTGGAAGTATGGACGCATACAACCGAAGGAGACCTTGGCGTAAACAGCCTGGTAGCCAGACCCCAGTAGGGGGTAACGACCCTACCTTTGCTATATTTAACAGGAGGAAATATGAAACAACCGGAAACGTTAAAAGGTTTATTTAATTATTTTAAGCGAGCTGTTCGAATGATTATAGCAGGTGTGGGCAAACGTTAAACAGGAGTGAATAATGAGTGAATGTCCCGTATGTCATCAAATAGGAATGCACCTTCCTAATTGCAAGATGATGCACTCTCTGTGTATACACGGGTGGGCTTTAGGTAGCTGCACTGAATGTAATACTACTGAGAAGAGTAATGATGCATTATAGTGCATTATTATGGCTATATTTAATGCATTATGGTGCATTAACTCGACCTGTTCGTAAGATAAAAGGGGAAACTCATGCCAATTAGTAAAAAAAGGAAGAAACGGAAAAAACTAAAGCCTAGAGCGCGTGCTGCGTGGCAAGTGTTTAAGGACTTTAAAAGATCTAAATATCCAAAAGGTACACATCTAATATGGCCTGGCGTATGGAAGGGGTTTCTTAGTAGTATTAAAAATGGAGATTATTAGATGGTGAGTGAAGAAATAGAACTAAGCCATAAGAAACAATGGCATGGGAGATATCGTGGTATTCAATTTGAAATATCTAATTGGGAATTAGGTGAAAAGCCAGCATGGGCATATTATTTACATCTATGTTTACAACAATTCCCTAAATCAGTACAGCCATTCTTAATTGGAAATCAATATTTCACACAGTTTGGTACCGCGTTAACAGCGGATAATAAAAATCCATTAAATAGTTTAAATTGGCACTGTGGTATGACTTGGAATTCTGCAGAATGGAATGTGCATAGCGTTTTTAGCCCAATAAAGGTTGGATGTGACTACCAACATTACTGGGACCAAGATAATGATTACAGTGAAAGATTTTTACTTATGGATGTAAAAGAATGCATTGATTCTCTTTATGTACAACATCCGATGATAAGAACTATGGACGAGCTTTGGGATGAATGGCGTACTAAATTTCCTGGTAATAAAACAAAACATCGTTGGTTTGATAGAGACGCTAAAGAAATGGAGTGCCCATATTAATGGAGCTCTTCTTCTTAGTGCTAGTCATCTTATTTCTAATCGCCACTAAGCCGCACTAATTCTTCTGTCTAATCCATAGTATTATACAAGGCTTGAATGCTTTAGTTTCATACATCTTTACTGCTGTGAGTCGGCATATCTGGGAATCATCATTATAAACAATTCCATTAAGTGCATCGAAGACTGACTTTATTAGATTGTCTAAGTCAGGCTTTACGATTGGATGTATGGGGTGCTTTGGCTTATTTGGTCTACGTAAGTAAAACAGTATATATGCACCCAGAGGGCCGCTATATGGTCTAGGTTCAACAAACTGCTGCCTAGCTAATACACCGATTGCATCTTCAAAGGCTCGTGTCTTAGAGGGAGTATAAGTACCATACTTCCCTACTCGGGGTCTTGCTTTGGGAACTGGAATAAATGGGAATACAAACTTCATTCAAATTGTTCTTTTAAGTGTCTTAGTATCTGATTGTTTTCTTCAACCTTGCTATTAATCGACTCTAGCTTATCAAGTCTATTTCTTATCTGTGTGTGCGTTGCGCTAGCAACATCTTTTGATTCAAACGTTAGAAAAAGAAATACTATCGATGTTACGACAATACCAAATCCCTTTAAAATCCATGAAGCCGTGGTGGTAAGTACCCACTTATCATTTGAATCTTCCATAAATCTTCCTAGAAAAACATTTAGCCCCTGAGTCCAGTATAAATTGGTATTTTGCTATCGGCAAATACTCCTCATGCTTTTCCTTAAAGACAAACCACCCCGTATACCAATGCCGACAAAAACCCGGCTTATCCTTACAAATCTTATATCGCTTACCATTAATGCTACATATAAACTCATGTCCGTTTAAGTTAAGCCTGACCGACTCATCATTTAGGTCATACGACTGGTACTCCAGCTTCTTACACTCATCCTTTTCGTACTTCACACATCGTGAGTTCGTTAGCTTACCCTCAAATCCGGGCCTTGGTTTTATGATTTGTTTCACTAAAGGATTCCGGCTGTAGACCTCTCGCGAAGTGCTACAACCGGAAATGAGAAAACAGGTGAATAATAGATTACTTAGCTTTATTAAGTACGAGTTCATTTGTAAAGGCATTCTGGGCTAATTTATACTTTTCCACTAAATATTCTATCCTACGATCATCAGAGTCATACCCTTTAGACTCTTCGTCTAGGAGTTCTTGCGATATTTCACGCATCTCATCTACATACTTTCTAGTATTATCAGTATTAATATACTTAAGTACTTCTACTGCTACCTTCAAAAAACCATCTATGAGTGCCCCGTACATTATTTTAAAGCTGCTAAGATCTTAGGAACATATCCCATTTGTACTATAGCTAAATCCAAACCTTCCGTTAAACTTAAATCACCTACCTCTTGAGGGACTTTACCTAATCCACTCACTGCAGCATCTAACTTAGCCTTTAACTCAGCATCTGTTTGATATTTTGCAAATAAAGCAGCGAAGTCTGTAAACTGCACACCGTCTTTAAACTGAGACAGTAAAACCATTGTTAATTCATTTGCACCCACGAGTGCTTCTTTTAATTCCTTTATGCCATGTTCTTCCATTAGTCCTCCTTGATTAAATAGGGCTTCAATGTTTCATAGTTATTCGTAATTAACCAGGCCACAAGCTCAACATTTCTGATATTAGGACACGTCTTCTTATGATCCAGCTCGTAATGGCAATAAACATTAGCCGGACCTACCCCGTAAAGCTGATTTAATCCTTCGATGTAATACCGAAGTGCGCTAAATTGATCTATTGAATACTTATCAGTGCCAATTAAACAGATCCCAACGTTAATGCCACGTACGTTAATACCGTTATCCCAAATATTATAACTCTTAACATGCGCACCAATCTCATTAAGAGGTCTACCGTTTTGGATCTCCCCATCGGGTTGGATAATGGCATGATAACCCACATCTTTCCAACCCCTATCTTCTACATGCCATTTTCTTATGACATCTATGTCACAGGTTTCCCCATTCTTAGTAGCGCTACAATGAATAGTAATTATAACCGGTTTCATCACGCAGTATTTTTGAATTCCACTCCTGATACATCAAACTCTGTTACGTTAGCACCCACTAAGGCTAAAGCCTGGGATGGCCCTACATAGATTGTTTGAATGTTTAAGTTTGAAAAGGAACCTGGACCTGCGACTTTTTGACCGCCTACTGTTATGAATGATCCAGAGGTACCGCCGTTGATAAATATATTAACAATTGCATAGCTACTACCAGGAGCAGTATAAAGTGTACCCACTGTTCCACTGGATGCACTTACAGCTGCTTGTACTTGTATCGCTTTTGAATACGTTGCCATTTAATAATCCCCTATCTAGGTCTATAATATAAAATCAAACCACAATTCTCGGGCCCACCCGTCATTGCAGATATTAAATCTAATCTGAGTGCATCCCCAGCATCTACATTAAACGGAGAGGTTGTCAATATTGGAGCAGTCCAACCCGTTACAGTATCCCCCACTCTTACCCATGTACTCGCAGCTGCTGAACTTGTTACTTTAGGCGTTGTAGAAAAGATTGTAGAGAACGCGCCTCCTGGAGTCGTTGCCTTTTTAACATCTAATTCTGTAGTACCACCTGAGCCAGCTGTGATATTAAACATTGCAACATCAAAGATCTCTAAATCAAATGCTGGAATATATAGCCCATCTACCGCATTTGTAGCCCCAATAATGCTGTAAGGACCGTTTAAAAAGTATGGTTTAGTATCATACTGTCTATCGTTGATAAGATTAATAGAGCCACCTAGTTTTTGTCCTAGGGATTCACTCACTGCGCCTCTATGTTGGGTTTCCTCTATCTGAATATTCTTCCTTGAAGCTGCGACATCAGTCATTTCATCCCCCTAAATCCAACGATACGATTCGCCCGCATCCAAGAATCCTATAAACGTTACTTTATGAGAACTCGTAGGCGTGAATCCTAATGCAGTATCAACAGTTATTGTGGTACCTGCTACAATCGTGACAAATACCTCCCCGCTTTTAACTGAGTAATCTTCTAAATGAACTTGAACCCTAGCTCCAACCAAAAAGAGACTCGCGTCTCCCGCTCCCACTGTAAACACTGTTGCACTTACACCTGATACTACATCTACAAAAGGTGAAAAGAAAGCGTGCCTTGATTTAAAGACTTGATTATCTGCAGCATCTGAAGTTGTAGGATAAACAGGTACGTCTACTATGAAACCTGCTGTCGGAGGAGCGCTAAGTGATTCCCCGAATAGCATCTCGTTTGGATCAACAGTACTAAATCCTAAAAATAAAACTTCCTCATCAAAAGAAAAGTCTTCTGAATGTACTTTTAACTTCTCACCTACATATGGAGCCCACTTAGCTGGTTCACTATTAGTGACTGTGTTACCAAAACTATCCTGAATCACAGCAGTTGTCGTAGTTCCACTTACAATTATAGAACTAGGTGATATTAGTCCAAACCTATCATTCACTTCAAAGGATGTATCAACCAGATTCAAGATGACATTTCCTGTCTTTACATTGAGCGCCCTATTTATTACTTCATAAATCTTATTACCCTTATCCCTAGACCCGGTTGCAATATTAGTGATGTTTAAATCAGTCGCATCAAACTCTACAAGATCACCAGGCTCTATATTAAAACCATCTTTAAAGAACACTTCAATTTGTTCAAAGTATTCAGCAGCGAACTTATAACGCTCTAAAAACCTAGCAGCTTGTGCGTCTATAAACACTGTAGCGCCTAGGTCATCTCTTAATCCTTGTGAAAGTATTTCAAGAGTCTTTATACCTGATGTAATTCTAGCTGTGGAGTCCGTATCAGTGGTTATTCTTGTGAGTAGAAACTTATCTTGTAAGAAAGATTCTTCATACTTATAGATGATCGTATTGAAGTAATGCCTGTTAATACTACGCCTAATTCGTATTTTTTGAGGGCTTTTTACGTTATCTTTATCTAATTTGTTTACTACTGTAAGTGGAATAGGTCCTATGGTAAACCCCATAGATGATTGACCTTTACGTGATACAGCGTAGCCACCACTAGGTAAATAGATCTGCTTTTCTAAAAACTCCTTACCGTTAATGGTATCTTTCAACATGATTCTAAAGTTCAACGTTTGTAAGATTGTATCTTTCCAAAAGTCATGTCTTTCAACATCTACTTCTCTAGGCTCCATTGCTAAGCCTTGACCTAAAGTATCGAACTGAGATCTAAACGCTATGACTGCAGCAGTATCTTCTTCTATAACAAACGTCTCACCAGTTACACGTATGAAAGATCCACCACCACTCACGCCAAAAGCCTCAATGACCTTATCCGTTACATTGTTAGCCCCATTGGACGCCCCTGTAGTTGTAATGAAATCACCCACAGAAAGTCCAAACTTTCTAGCGATATTAACATCTGCAAAGAAGATTGCATTCGTGAAACTCTCACTTGGACTAATCGTGACAAAGTTCTCAACCGGTTCATTAGATACAAAGTTACCGTTTGTACCAGATAACATAACCTTCAAAGCTAAATCAGTAACCTCATCTTCAAGTACATATAAGCTTTCCACAGTGTCATCAGCTGAATGTGCTGCTGCTGTAGTACCAAGTGCTCCACGAGTAGCGCCTGTAATGTCTGTAGCTGTAAGCCCTGTGAACTGAATAATCTCATCATTGATTCTTACATAATGTTTAATGGCTGG